CACAGACGGAAACCAGACCGACAACCTAAGCCAAGACGAGGTAATGCGACTACATGCCACTAACGGCTTTGAGGGGCAGATCGTTAAGCCCGCCGCTAACCCGGACGCAGAGCAAGACGACGACAAAGACCCCATCGTCAACCTCGCAGAGGTGCCACCCACTATCAACAAGGGCGACCCGTGCCCGATGGATGGATGTACCGGCCAAGTCATTCAGGGCCGGAGCGGGCTAGGGTGTAGCGCGTACCGCGACGGATGCAAGCTTCACGAATGCTTGGAGATCAACCCACGGGGCACAGTCTTCAAGCCGAGCGCCGAGCAGACGACAGCACCGACGAGGACCTATCCGCTAAGCGTTTCCTCGCCCATCCCTGGTAACTTGATGGTCGATATCCCCGCCGCTGTGCTGGGGGCATTCGGCAACCGAGCACAGCGCCGAGCGCTAGACGACGACGGGCGCGCAGCCCTGGAAGCAGTACAGACAGCAGCCGAACAGGTTAACGACGCCGCCGCCGAAGTCGCCGCCCAGGTCGAGACCTACCGAGCCGAGACCGGAGCACTACGCAGCGCCGAGAACCAGGGAGGCAAGGGCGGAACGTGGTCAAGTCACGGTGTAACTAGCACCTGTCTTGCACGAGTCACCGACCAGGCGGAAGAGCTTGGAGCGATGGGCTTTCACGTAGCCGACACAGCGGTAACCCTCGGCACTGTGCTCAATGCGTACGGCGAGCGCGCGCTAGGTCAGAGCCGACTAGCCCACGAGGAGCTTCCTACCTTGCGCGACGCAGCGCAGGAGATAGCCAAGGTGATCGGCGCCGAGAAGCGCGAACAGCGGTTGATCAAGTTGGGGCAGATCCGAGCGCAGCAGGACGACGCCGGCAAGATCCAGTTCGTTGACCAGCGCACTGGTGAGCCGCTCAACCTTGAGCGCGGAGGCATGGCCGCCTTAGCTGGTCACGGGCTGAAGAGCACCAAGGACCACCCCGATAACCTCAACGGGATCACCGGAGAGGGCACCGAGCAAGAGAAGACGTGGAACCGTCGAGACCCCGTGCTGCCTGGTATGGGCTTCATTACTAACGGGATGAAGGGCGACGAGTTTTGCGAATTCTTCAACGGACGTGTGACGCGGCCCCGGTTCGCAGACGAGGGTATCCAACTGCTCACGCGTACGCTCGAAGGTCAAGCGCCCTCGATCTACAGCGTAGCCCCTACGACCTGGAACTATTCAGGGTGTGACAGGGAGATCCTAAGCTTTGCAGAAGGTGCGGGCGCAGGTTGGCGAGCCTCCGTCAAGTACAACGTTGGCACCACGCAGCTAACCGTGGAAGCGCAAGACCACATTGATACCGATAGCACCGTCGACTTTGGTGCGGGCGATGTGTTCAAGCTGATGCTCAAATTTAAGTCCGGCGACGGATACGGACAGGGCGTTAGCGTTATGTACGGCTTCTTGCGTAACCTCTGCATGAACCTGATCATTCTGCAAGAAGCGCTACAAAACGCCTACAAGGGGCGACACAGCAACAAGTCAGGGCGGATCATTAGTGCGGTAGGTCTTAGTGCTAACGCTAGTGCGGAGAAGTTCGCGGAGTTCCGTGAGAAGCACGGTTTTCTTGGGAGCTTGGAGGTTGAAGCGCTAGGCTATGAGAGCGTATTCGATGCAGTTGCGGAAATCGTCAAGTCGAAGGAGCTTAACAGCTTGCTACCTAACTCGCAGTTAAGCGCACTGGTCAACATGAAGGAGATCAAGGAGGGCGCCGGCAAGGGCAAGTCAGCCAAGGTTAACCGAGACCTAGCCGTCGAGCAGTTGATGCAAACGATGATTGACGAGACGCTGGAGGAAGATGGCCAGACGGTTGTCACCCCAGCAACGCTGTACAATGCGATAACCCGCCTTCACAGTAAGGTGGCAATCACCGCGAAGGCGATCCAAGCCGACCCGCAGCAAGACCTAGCCGTATTCGGCGGCGAGGTGATGGATCGGTATCTCGTTCGGGCAGACAAGCGTGGCTTGACACCGAGTCGATGGGCTACCGCTTATGCGTAAGCCGAACCCGAGCCCGAGTACCCACGCGTTGACTAATTGGGCCCTGGCCTTGACGGTTAACGCGATAGCCCTGGCGATGCTCCATGCGTGCTGGCTTCTTGTCGGCTAGCCGGTCGACGGCTTGCGCTCGTCACCTCACGCCCTCACTTGTTCACGGTTGAAACGCCGTAGACGGGTGAGGGCGCTTTTTTTATGCCCGCCGAGGCCACGGTGGAACCTCCACTATCAACACCCGAAATTGTAAATCTCGCGCGCTCGCTTCGCTCGCCTTTTAATCGCACTCGGGCCGGGGTGGATGAAGGCTAAAGGCGTATCGGGTTAGGGTAGGGGGCCGGGGTTAGATGCAGCGTCTATCCAGTCGCGCCGCCCCGTGACCTCCTAACTCAGCCGAGTATAGGCACGACTACGTACTGCAGGGGAGTATAACCTGTGGTCAGGATTAGCTAAGCACGCCCAGGGCCGGGGGGGTTACACCAGAGAAGGGTAGGGGGCAGCAGCCGGTGCAAAGGAGAACACTCGGCCGCTAAAGCGTCCTCGTATTCGCCCAAATGCATTTCCCAAAAGGGGTATCGCCCTAACGGGCATCCCCCCTTATTGGGGGGGCCTGTTTTTACCTATGGTAGGAGGTAAACGCACGACAAGCAGTTTTGTCCTCTACCAATGGTTAACTTTTAGCCTACACTTGACCCCTCAAATCGACTTCCTAAGCCCATAGCGCCCTTTTACCAACTAAGCTACGGCACACCGGTTATCTTTTTACCCCCACTTGCCATACTCGTTTGACAATTTATTGACGGTTTGTAACCCTCTGTAACCTACTTTGTAACCTCTGGTTTTATTTTGATAATGTAGTTTTAAAGTATATAGCTATTTTTAAAAAGTCTAAAAGGTTACAGGTTACAGAAAAGTGCCAAAGCCCTATATAGGGGCCCTAAAGACTCTTTCCTTTTCTAAAAAAGACTAAAGTAAAAAAAAGGCATGTACTATATACTCTCTATAGGGCTCCAGTTATCTATTTCCTGTAACCTGTAACTTTTGACCACCCTACCTCGCGATAAGTAAGGTCCATCCAAAACACTTGGTAGGTTACAGACTAGGTTACAGACGGTTACAGGCAGTCAAGGATATGTCAATTCAAGAGAAATAGAAGAAATATGGCCCTGAGCGCTTGACGCACACATCACCTTCCACTACAATGGGGTTACAGCCATTACCAATCCAGACTAGGAGTTTCTGTATGCCCCATAACCTACGCAGTAAATCTCTCGACACTTCTCACCTCTTCTCCATACAAGAAGTTGCTGATTACTTGAAAGTATGCCCCAACACTGTCAGGGCCCTACTAAAGAAAGGCAAACTGGATGCAGTAAAAGTGGGCTCCCAGTGGAGGGTGGGTAAAGCAAGCATTGAGAACTACCTCAACGGCTCTACCACTAATCACCAGCAATGGGAAACTGAGCTTTACCGCTCCATGGAAAAACTAGGCACCGAGTTTGGTAGCGAGTTAGCCCAACGTCTCCAAGAGCTATGCAGTATCCCAAACTATGTTTCCTCTGATCGCGGTACTGACGGCGACGATGGTATTGACGGTATTGACGGCAGCGCCGGCGACACTGCTCAAGACGCTACTCAAGACACTGCTCAAGACAGCCCTCAAAAACGGGCGGCTCAAACCTACTTCAGCCCCAAAGTAGCTCCAGTCATTATCCCCAATGTTTCATCGAAGGATGGCTGTGGTCACCTAAATGAGCCCCTTAGTACGGACGATTTATTCGACTAAATTCTTTTTTAAATCTCTAAAGCTTACTATAGTGCTCTATACTCCTACTCCCTACTCCCTACTCCAATGAGCGCCGCCATGAACATATCCTTACTAAGCTCCCCTCAGGAGATCACAAGAACACTCTATGCCCTCTTCCCGCTGGATGCTAAAGCTGGTAGGGGTGTCGATCAACCATTACCCGTCGTAGAGTTACGCGTCATATCACCTTCCAAGTACGGAAGTAAGTCCCACATAACATCGGGCTACTTCAACGACTTTGATAAACTGGCCTCTGCAGCCGCAGCATGTAGTGACGCCGGGGCTAACGGCGTCTACATCACGCCCAATAAAATCAACCCTGCCCTTTTCGCCCGTAGCCCCAACAAGCTAACCTCTGGGCTTCCTTCAACTCAAGACTCTGACATCCTAGAGCACACTTACTTGCTCATCGACATAGACCCCGTGCGTCCTTCGCACATCTCTGCCAGCCAAGAAGAGAAACGCCTCGCCTTCAAAGTTAGCAAGTTAATCTATCAGTCCTTAGCAGCAGAGGGGTGGCCCGCCCCGATTGTGGGCGACTCAGGAAACGGCGCCCATTTGATCTACAAGATCAACATGCCGCCAAAGCACGAATTAATCCGCAGATTCTACGCAGCCCTAGAGTTATTCTTTGCTACGGACGGCGTGGAGATCGACCAGAAGGTCTTTAACCCTGCAAGGATCTGGAAGCTGTATGGTACAGCAGCACGTAAGGGCGCTAACGTTGACGACCGTCCACATCGAGTCGCACGCCTTCTCAATGTCCCAGAAAACTTCCGTAAGGTACCCAAGAAGAAGTTTGAAGCATTCGCAAAACGAGCCCCCTTAAGCAACGGGGGCTTTAGCTCGGAAAAAGCGCGGCGCCTCGACATGTGGGTCCACGCCCATTTTGACGAAACTGACCGGCCAGTCGAAATGAAGTGGGCGGACAAGGGACGTAAGTGGGTCTTTGATACTTGCCCCTTCAATTCAGACCACAACGACCGCTCGGCCTACATCGTCCAGACGAACGCAGGAGACATCTACGCAGGATGTATGCACCAAAACTGTGTCGGTGCCGGGCGTAAGGGCTGGAAAGTATTTCAAGACAAGTTTGGGAACTTCGCTAGCGGGGGAAGCGCGAGCGGGGGGACTGGGAACGGGACCGGTGGGGGAGGTGGTGGCGGCTTAGGGAGTAACCAACGCAGCCCCTCCGGTCCCAACTCTCCCGGCCTGACTGACCTCGGTAATGCAAAGCGCCTCATTAACGGCTTCGGGGAGAATATCCGATACCTGGGCTCATGGAAGAAGTGGCTTCATTATACCGGGGCCCGTTGGCGCACAGATGAAACCGGGGTAGTCATGCGATTAGCTGAACAAGCCGTCGCAACGATTTTTGCAGAAGCAGCCATCACAACAGACTCCGACAAGCAGGAGCGCCTCTACAAACACGCGATCAAGTCTGAATCCTCAAAAGCCCTCCACGCGATGGTCGGGCTAGCCTCTTATGAACAACAAGTCGCGATTGACGTGAACCAACTCGATAAAGACCCCTGGAAGTTAAACACTAAGAACGGTACGGTAGATTTAAAAACCGGGCAACTACTCCCCCACAGCAGAGGGGATCTCGTTACCAAAATGTGTCCAGTCGAGTACGACCCGAATGCCAAGTGCCCAACTTGGGATAAGTTTCTGCATGAGATTATGGGAGGGCGTCTAGATCTCATCTCTTTCCTCTATAGATACTTAGGCTACTCACTTACAGGGCTGGTAAGTGAGCAAAAGCTCATCTTCCTCTACGGTACTGGGGCAAACGGTAAATCGACGTTCTTAGGTACCATCCAACACCTGTTAGGGGGGTATGCAAAACAATCCGCCCCTGAGTTGTTGCTCTCCTCGAAGAATGGGCGCCATCCAACGGAAGTAGCGGACCTCTTAGGGGCCAGATTCGTCGTAAGTTCCGAGATCGACCGGGGGAGGAGCTTAGCAGAGGCTTCAATCAAGCAAATGACAGGTGGGGACATCATTAAGGCCCGATATATGCAAAAAGACTTCTTCGAATTCGAGCCTACGCACAAAATCTGGCTTTCAGCCAACCATAAGCCCATTATCAAGGGAAATGACGAAGGTATCTGGCGTAGGATGCTTCTCGTCCCCTTTGAAGTCAAAATCGCGGAAGAAAATCAAGATAAGCACCTTGATATGAAACTTTTGAACGAATTACCTGGGCTGTTGAACCGAGCCGTCGCAGGATGCCTCGATTGGCAGCATAACGGGCTTAATGCCCCCGAGGATGTAGTGGAAGCCACCCAAGAATACCGTGAACAGCTTGATCAACTTAAACCCTTCTTCGATGACATCTGTGAAATAGAAAAAGACGCCTCGATTAACCCAAAAGTCCTCTACAACGTTTTCCTCGACTGGTGCGAAGAAAACCATGAAGCACCTATGAAGCCAAGGTATTTTCGAATGCTTCTTCGAGAGAGAGGGTTCACACAAGGGAAACCTACTAAGAAAGGGTCTAAAACGACTTACAGACCTTGGCTCGGGATAAGACTAAGAGGGGTTGAAGATATCAACGTACATGGAAAGACAGAAAAACCTTCTAAGGTAATCACATTTAAAACTCGTCAGGAATAAGGATGGAAGCTGCACAAAAGACTAAACAAAAAGCTAAACAAAAGGCTAAACAAAAGCGACCTAAAACCCTACTGGACCACAGAACGGGTAAATTTCCCCCACGCACCTACCCCTTTAAGCACCCTATCATGCACATGGCAATTCGAGCAGAAAGCGGGGTTAGGCGGGTAAAATTTATGCATCAAGCTGAACATCTTGTACTAGAATTCGCTCAGAAATATCGGAAGAAAAACTTTAAGTGGTTTGTCCCAATTTCTTCGAAGCGAGAGTTTAGGGATACGATCAAAAATTGGTTACTTCAAACGCCCGCAATTTTAGAGTGGTTCCTCTCCCCAAACGCTTATATCGCCCCTAGAACATACCCGCGCTTCCTAAAAGACGCTTTCGGGCCGGTGCCTCCTCCAACGCCCTACGAATTAGCTTGTATGGATAGGGGAAAAATTCATGGGGTTATTTTCGGACAGAAAGGGATTTTTTACCTAAGGGCCTATTGTTTTGGTATGAGCGTACATCAAATGGCTCGGATTACAGGTGAGCCCGTAGAATTGATTAAAGAAGAAATGTTCACTGACCTTAAGGCTTTGTGTGAAGTGCCCCAGTTTCAGTTATGGTGTGCTAATGTAGATTGGTCAAAAACTTATTGGCCGATTCACCTGGATGTAGGCATGTTAAAAAAGCTTCGTCTACAACATTCTTTAGTTAAAGGGCCGCATCTTATTGAAAGTGACATGGTAAAGTTACTTACTGACTCACCCTATTTCTGGCAGGCCATTACTTCAGGAGCCCTTAAAAAAAGATCTCTACTCAGGCAAGGGCTAAATAAAAACTGGTTAGGGCTTCATTCTCAAAGGAGAGATTAATGGCTAAAAAGTCACGCGGATCACGCACATCAGTACAACGCCCTACTCAATCAGGCGAGGGCCCCGAATATCGAAGTTGGCTTACACTCGTCCCCGCTGAGAAGCGTGAGTTGATTAGTGGGCTGCTAAGAAAGCATAAAGTTAATAGTTATGACGATCTCATCAGTTTTTCTCAAGTATTGCTCGCTGAACTGGTAGAGGGGAATATTACCCCAGCTATTGCCAGAGAAGCAAGGATGTACGCTGAGCTAATGTTCACCATTATTGCGACGAAGAACACCGCTCAAGGAACACCAGAATCAGCTTACTCAGATGTTATCACTGCGCTCGTCTCTGTTCGACGCGAATCACCTCGCTTAGAAGCCTCCTATACTGTTGTTGACGCAATTCCGGCGGAAGATGACCTCCCTGAAAAAATAGTTATAAACGACAAGATAGCTGTAAATGACGAGTAATATTTCCGCCTCAGAAGCTCTTGAAGCCTTAGCAGATCCTTCATTGAGTCTTCGGGCATATGGGAAAGTACACGATCAATCAACGGGGGCAGAGGTCACCTTTGACCCGTTTAAAATTACACATAATCTTCAGTCAACCATCCTTTCCTACTTCTCTGACGCACCTAAGACAGAGCACGGTCAGACGAAATGGCTCACCCTCCTTGGCTATCGACAAGGGGGGAAGTCTCTCGTGGCTGAATTATGTGCTTACGCTAAGACTGCCTATACGCCTGGCTGGGACCATGTTTGTATTGCGGATAACAAGAAGCGTGCAGAATACTTGCATAGTCGGGTTCACTTTTGCCATGCAAGGTGGCCCGATTCGTTACGCTCACCCACCGTACCTAACCGAGAGAGCCGCCAGCTAACGTTTAAAGACACCGCTGGGGGTAAGCTACGTGTCCTCTCAGGGGAGTCGGGAGCCGTTGGTATCGGTCAATCCCCTGATAGTTTTCATGCTTCAGAAGTGCCTTATTGGGCGAATGCGGGCGAACAATATACTTTGATCTATCCTTCGATGATTAACCGAGATCATTCATTAATGCTGCTTGAGTCTACTCCCTCACCGATGGACGCCCCGTCTGCCGAATGGTGGCACGACCAGTGTCGGGACGCGAAGCGGGGCGTAGGCAGGGGCCTCTATGCGTTCTTCCCTTTTTGGGATGGCAAACTCAATCAACGTCCATGGCCTGAAGGGGCAGCATTGGATTTAGAGGAGATCCGCCTACTGGACCGCTATGGCCCGTTAGGACTTAGAAAAGAGAACTTAGCATTTAGAAGGTTAATGCTTGATATTGACCCTCAAATTCGGCGTAACCCTGATCTATTTAATGTTTACTATCCTTTAGATGACCTCACCTGCTGGCTAACTTCCTCCTCTTCCGTCATTCACGCCTCGCTCTTAAAAAGACACAGGGAGCGGGAGCTTGTAGAATGGGCGGGGCCCTACCATGAATATGAGACGCCTGAAGTAGGAGCCCTATATGTCATCGGAGTTGACCCTGCTGGTTATGCTGCTCGCGACCATGCTGCTTTTCAGGTCCTTAAGGTCTTCGAGGGGGAGTGGACTCAGGTGGCTTGTTTTGCAGATCATACTGAACCTCTCCCGTTCACTAAGAAACTTCTTCAAGTAGCTCGACGATATAATCATGCCACCGTGGCTGTAGAGTCAAACGGGGTCGGAGCGGCAGTTTTAGCCCTACTCGAAGAGATGGAGTGCAAGAATGTCTTTTATGAAAAAGCCTACAGACCAGGGATCACGGCTACATCGAAGTCTGTAGATCAAATGCTAAGTTGGCTACAGGAAGCCTTAAAAGACGAATTGGTGCTTAATGATGTTGATACGGTTGACCAATTAACTGGGTATAAGCACGATAAACGGGTGGAGCGCGCGGTGACTCATGAGATCCTTCATGGGGCAAAATCAGCCGATAAAAGGCGCCGTAATCGTCATCACTGGGATAAAATAAGCGCACTGCAAATGGCAGTGACAGCAGCACGCCGTGCCCCCTCTCGAAGAAAATCAAGTGAAGGGGAAGACAAACTTAAAAATGTGGTGCTGTTCAGGGATATGACCTGGGATCAAGTTCAAGATTACCGTAAACAGTCTCAACAAGATAAGGTGCAAACAAAGCGTAAGCGTGCTCGTTATCGGAGGAAAAAATAATGGCTAACTATAATGCTTCTGACATCCGTAAAAAAGCGGCGGAGAAAGCACTCGACAAATGGGGGCCGGACACTTCGGTCACTAACGAAGAGGCTATGCGGGACCCCGATAATATGCCGGGTAAAGTTGAAGTGCTTGCAGATGAAGTAGAGGTAGCCTCTTCTCCAATAGGAGGGGAAAACGCTGCCGATGCTTACCAAACAGCTTTAAAAATGCAAGACAGTTCTTGGGAACAAGCAGATACTGAACAAGACAAATACTGGCAACCAAACAGGGATATGGGTCTTTTATTAAAGAAGTATTTTGGTGACATTGGCCTCTTAGGTTCTAGTACGGTCAGCAACGCTGGGGTATCTGAGAGTCTCCTTCAACTTGGGAACGACGGGCTTATTACGTTTTCACCTGAATTTAAGTCACAGCTAGAAAAAGCAGTAAGTAGTTGGGATGAGGCGAATCAAGAGTATATCCCAAGGCGACTGCCTCAGCACGGTGTTTGGGGAGAGGCACCCAAAGAGACGCTGCTTAGAGATGAAGCCGACTCATTTGGAAGAACTGCTGAAGATATAAAAAGTCTGTTGGGGGATAAAAAATAATGGCTGATTATAATGCTTCAGAACGTCTAAGGGGCCCTGCAATAGATATTGGTCAAAGGGGGGCAGTTAAAATAGCGCCTCAAGATTCTATTCAGAACAAGTTTAATGCCGCTTCAAAGGCTAAAGTTACGAGTAAGATCCGTAATCCAGGCTCAGATAAGCCCACTACAGCCACTGAAACTGAGGCCCGTGAAACGACGGACAAGATGATGAAGGCTAAGCGAAAGGTGAACTTAGAAGGTTTAAAGGACGGTATAACTGAACGCCTGGAGTCGCTTCCAGAAAGAGATCCTGTAGAGATGGGCGCTCCGATTCTGTCAGGGGTGACTGGATCTGTCATGAAGGCTCCTCCTAGCGATTCTTTTTCTGACCTTAAGCATTCTCGTATGACAGCGGCAAAAAACGCTTTAAAACCTTAGTTAGTTTAGAGGGGCGACCATGAGCCTAACATCGAAGCAACTTCTCGGTATCATCGAGACGCATAAGCAACGCAGCAACCAAGAGCGTAACATCTGGGATAAGTATCGTAGCTGGTACTTGTCCGAGTATTGGAAGTCGTCAACTGATTTGCCTGCGGGTGCAGGGTCCGACTTAAACGAAGACGACGTTAACTTTGAAACTAATTATCCTTATGCATATATCGATACGATGATCGCAAACGTCTGCCCGACAAACCCCCAGGTTACTGTCATGGCCCGGCGTAAAGCACTTCGAGAGGTAGCTAAGTTTCGTGAAGCTTTAATTAACGATACGTTAAGACGGAATAAGACTCACCAACTTCTTTGGAAAGTGGCCACAAACACGGCTCTTTGCGGAAGGGGGTTTTTCAAGTCTGTCTGGAATTTTAATACTGAGACTGTAGACTTTTTCGTTGTAGACCCTCGCTATGTTTTCTATGACCTCGCAGCACAACGTTGGGAGGATATTCGATACCTTGTTGAAGTCACCGTGTTGACTAAAGCAGAGTTTCAACGCCGAACGAAGAAGAAAGGACGCAAAGGGGCGACCTATAACGCAAAAGTGGCCGAAAAAGCCCGTTTTGGTGGATACCCGGCATGGTTACGTGACACAATCCGTAATAAATCAATGTTAAATGAGGCATCCAAAGAAGTTTATGATTGGGTGACCGTTTATGAAGTCTATGATTTTGAGGGTGAGGGCCGCTATCGTCATATGCTTGATGGAGTAGAAGAGGCTCTATTCGAAGGCGAGCTTCCGTATCGTTACGTGCGTAACCCGTTTACTCAGCTTCTCTTCAATGACAACATGACAGACCTTGGGGGTATTAGTGATGTAAAGCTTATTGCCTCTATCCAAGAGCGCCTAAATGAGATCGATACATTAGAGCTTTGGCACGCGCACTCTTCAACACCTGTCCTTCTCGTGAATACGGGGCTTGTCGACAACCCTGAAACGCTGACGACAGCCTTACGGGATGCGAATGAGCCTGGATCGATGGTAGCTGTGATGGGGAAAGCTAATGCTCCATTGAGGGATTTAATTGGGCAGACACCTACCCCACAGTTTCAGCCCTCTTTCCATCAGATGCGGGAGCGTTGCACTCAAACTGTAGAATTTATTTTAGGTATCCCCCAGTACAGTCGGGGGGTTGTGGGGGTAGCGGATGTTGCGACTGAAGTTGCGCTTGCGGATACGTCTACTCGAACACGAAATGGGCGCCGCATTAAGGCTGTTGAAGATACTATCCGAGTATTAGGTGATATGATAATTGGTCTTTACGAAGAGTTTTTAGACGAGGGGACCACCCTTCCCGTGAGGCTAACGGACAGTCGCGAAGTTTTATCCGTAACCCGTAAGTCTCTCGGGGCTCGTGACGAGAGATCTCCTTATGAGCATCCAATGGATTATGATTATGAGGCTGTACCTTACAGTCCTACAGAGAATCACCGTTTAGTACAGTTGCAGAAGATCCAGCAGTATATGCCTTTGTTAGTTGAGTCTCCTCAAGTAGATAAGGAAAAGCTTGTTGTTAAGCTCTTAGATTTACTAGGTCTTTCGGAGATTTTATTGACTAACCAGCCACCTGCACAGCAGATGCCGCAGGCAGCAGGCGCACCACCAGCAGGGGGAGGCCCCCAAGATCCGTCGATGGCAGGTGGGGATTTACCTCTTGGGACACAAGAACCGGCACCTGTACCAATGCCAGCGGGAGGCCCCGGCTCACCAGCCCCGGCTCAACCTGGAGTTCAATCAGGTTTCCAAGGCGCTTCACAGGGGTTTAAAGGAGCACCGTTCTAATGGCTTCTTATGACGATGCTAAAAAATTACGTGAGGAAGCTGCACGTAAAGCATTGGGAGAGCCTACCACTTTTGGTGGAGGGGAAGCGACCGGAGATCCTGTAGGAACGACGTGGGAAGAACCCGAGACTGTTGAAGAGTCTGAAGCCGTTGAATCACCTAAGCCTCAAAGGTTAGGATTGGGTGCGCGGTTAGAGTCTATTGGAGAAAGGTGGCCTAGTCGTGAAGAAGTCCGTAGCGTTGTAGAGGCTAAAGAGCCTCCATCTATTCATTCGGGCGACTTGGGGCAGAGAATGCTTACTCCAGAGGCGAGGCATGAGGCTAACAAGGATTACCTGAAAGCTGTTGCTACAGAAGTGGCTACCAATACTGCTATTGGAAAAGCTGCAGTAGGAGCGGGGATGGTGGGTAAAGCCGCTTTACCTTTTCTACCCACGGGAGGGGTGACTAAGTTACCTCAATTCAAGAACTGGTTTGGGAAGTCGAAGGTAGTAGATGACGCGGGAGAGCCTATTGAGCTTTTTCATGGCACCCCCCATAAGTTTGACCAATTCAAACCTGGGACAAAAAGAGGGGCTTTTGGTGACGCTATTTATTTTAGTGATCGTCCTAAAGACGTAAATCTTAACTATACCAGTGTGAATGCTCCTGATGCTGAAGCCAACTTTAATCTGATGCAGGAGAGGTTGACGGATGCGGTTGAACATCTTGAAGAGGGGCTTGCAGACTTAGATCCTGCTTATGACAAGTTAATTCTAGAAAGTGCGGAAGAGTTACACAAAGAACTTACTTCTAAGTATTCATATGGGCGTAAGTATAAAACAGAAATAGCACAACTTGAGGAACTTCTTAGCACAACAAATACAGCAGGTTTATCGAAAAATGTAATTTCTGAAGGTCTTGAAGAAGAATTAATTAAAAGAATGGCTAAGAGGCATGTTTTTGGTGATCAAGCATGGTCGGTACTGAAGACTTATGCAAAGATGGATAACCCAGTTTATTTAGACCCTTCAGGGAAAAAAGGTCGGACTATTTTTGACCGGGGGTACATCTATGACGCTGAAGGAGATATTATAGATGAAGAGGGGACCATCGCAGAGTTGTTATCCGCTATTGATGAAGTAGCTTGGGAGCAGGATTTTACTGGGTATGATATTCGTCCCTTACAAGAGTTTATCTACGACCAGGATGAGGTAGATGCAGTAGATTTAGTAGAGTTTGTACGAAAAGGTGAGTTGTATCTTCAGGATAGGGATACTGGAGATCTCGTAAATAGTGCTTTTATTAAAGATGTGTTCAAGAAGATGGGTTTTGACGGTATTATCGCTGATGCTTATCACTATTTTGGTCCACAAAAACATGATTGGGGAACCTCACAAGGGATGAAGGGGCTAGACCGTGGGACATATCATTATATGGTTTTTGACCCCAAACAAGTGAAGTCTGCTACTGGGAACCGGGGGACATTCGACCCAACAGACCCCCGGTTTAACTATGGTGTGGCCGGGGGCGCGATAGGGGCAAAAGAGATACATGATAAGATGGCAACTCAAGAAGGGGAGTAATTATGGCGGACGCTAAAACCATTCGTGAAGAAGCAGCCAAAAAAGCTCTTGGGGAGACTGCCGAGCCTCAACGTAAGCATTCGTGGGACTTAAACGTCATTAACCAGGACCCTAATGACCCCCAGAAGTCTTTTGCGATGACGGGCTCACCTGGATCTGACCCCAAGAGGCTCTATGTAGGCGACTACACTCCTGAAGGGGATGCTGTTGTAGGCTTTGAAGACAAGGGGATTAGATTACTTCCTGAACAAGAAGGGTCACAAGAGTATACCCGGTATATGGGGGATAAACAGCCTACATCCTCGACTTCGGAAGATTTGGGGGCGTTAGAGGCGCTCAAGGCTAATAGTCTAGCAGGAGACTTCTCCCAAGGTGCCGTCACGTCGATGCTCACGGAACCTGATGTAATGACTTCTATCAAATATACATCGAATGGGCGCGCATATATGGACCCCTCAAAGTTAGTCCCCAAGTCCTATTTCAAGAAATTAGAAGATACTATCTGGCGGGGTAATCAGCCCAAGCTTGTTAGATATAAGAAGTCTTATCCTGAAGGCAACGTTGGGACACATGTTACTGACGCTCGTGATCTGTTGGGTAAAGAGTTACAGGTAGAGCCACAGTCACTTCAGTTTGAGGATTACTATCCTAACTTTGAGGACGATCGGGCAGGGGCAGAGCATGTCTTCTTCCAAGATGCTGACGGGCAATATTGGGAAGTAACACCAGGGGCTAGAACTGAGGATGGTTATCCAAAAATTACAAAAGCAGACGCCCCAGGGGAGCAATAATGCCTACTTATGATGTAAAATGCCCTGAGGGGTGTGGCTATTTTAATGACGTATTTTGTCTACTGGCTGATTTAGACAAGATGATCTGTCCTGAATGTCGTGCACCAGTCATTCGTTTGATTAGTCCTGTACGAACAATAGGCCCTACTTTTTCTAAACCTTTAGAGGTAGGGCAGATCGGGCGCACGTTTGAGAATAAATCTGACTGGGATCAGTACCAAAAGTCTAATCCTGATGTAGAGATCTTAAGCGCCACGAGCAATGCTTGGCGTGAGCACGTTGACCAAGTAAAAGAACGTGTACATACAAAAGCAGCATCGGTCGGTAAGACAGTTAACGTGGACTAAATTAGTGAGAAGCTTAAGTAATATTTAATTAAACTTATTTAAAAGTGTTCCAGGTACTTGACGATTGTTACACTTTTAGGTAAATAACTCTTGGAGTAATGCTCATGCCTTACGAAGAAGAAGAAGCTGAAATATCAGAAGAGCCTTCGATAGAAGAAGGGCCGTCTAAATCTTACACTGTAGAAGAGATGGCAGATTATATTGCTCGCGAAGCAACTTCAGGCGAAGACGTACTCCGCGTCCTTTCAGAGAATGGCTGGCAACTAGAGCCCTCCGCAGAGCAGGCTTCAGATGAAATTGCGTTGGTCGAAGAAGGTGCAGAAGAAGAAATTGATGAAGGTGCAGAAGAAGGCGCAGAAGAAGGTATGTTGGAGGGGATGCTCGGTGGTGCAGCACCAGAGCCCTCCAAAATGCCTGGTTTAGATATTGTGACTCTTCGTATGCAGGCAGCTAAAAAAGCCCTCGGTAAAGAGGGTAAAAAAGGGGCACCTAGTGAGCGATGAAACTACCGAAGTAGCAGCTACGCCAGTAGAAGCGGCACCCGTCGCTGGAACTGATGTTGACACTGCTCCCGTTAGCTCAGAAGAGGCCGTAGCTGCTACTTCCTCTTCGACGGAAAAAGTAGATGAAACCACAGCCTCTAAACCGTCCACCACTGAGCCCCAAGTACCTAGTTTTCCCACTACTGATGACTTCGGTTGGGATGCTTGGGATGGCAAAGCTGATACGCTACCCGAACAAGTGCGCCCGTGGGGGGATAAACTTTCTCAACATTATCTCTCCCAGTTTGAAAAAACACGGGCAGAAGAGAGCGCAGAAACAGAGCGGCTACGGGGAATTTACGAGGCACTAATGTCGGGGCAAGAAGACCCCCGCACTCGTGAAGTGACTGAAAAGCTTGAGGCATTGCAGGCTAAGTATGAAGAGATGGAAAAGTCTTCATTAACTACCCAAAATGACTTCACTGAGTATAAGAAAGCTGTAGATCGAGCGATTGATGAAGAAGCCGAAGCGTACGCTAGTTGGTATCAGACTCAATACCCGCAGTTTTTTAACGATAAAGAAATGTCGGAGAAGTTTACTAAGTTGTTAGAGTCAGGTTGGGACCTACAATATGCTCCTGCAGCTATGGAACTTTCGGACGACGCCTTAGAAATTGCTCAAAAAGCAATGTCTGAGAACGTTCCGATGAAGTATGCGGTTGAGCTTGCGCGTAAGTCATCTGGTGTGGCACCAAAGCCTCGGCCTGGAGCACGTATTACTTCAGGGGCGACCGGAAGCCCCTCTGCACCTAACCAAGTTAGAAAAGATACCTCTGATGAGGTAAAAACTTTTGATGATATGAGATTAATCGCTGCTCAAAATGCTTTTAAGCGGCGCTAGGAGGCTAAATCATGGCTATTTCACCTGACGTACTTGCATCTGCTCTGCAGGAGTTAATGCCGTCATACAGCGAACTCTTTACTCGCTGGCATCCAATTTTGGAAAAAGTGGTTAATAAAGGGAACATTGACCGTGATGTCCTTACAGGCCCTTTTCGTGAGTTTGCGGTTGTCACGGACGGCCCCGGTACTGTTACCCAGATCCTTACGGGTTCTGAAGTAATTGCCGGTGGGCGTAATCAGAACGCGGTGCGAGGTAACACCTTCGCTCCTCGCTTGATTTATGCGTTCGACGTTCCTGGTAAGGACCTCGCTGAAGCGAATGGTGCCATGGACCTCGCTCGGATTCTGAAGCACTACCCTGAGTTGGCTCTCGGTGACTTCCATGAGCGTATTGCTCGTCAAATGGCTGTAGGCGATGGTTTGGATGTAGGTGGTTTTCTCACCCTTAACGGTGACGCAACCTATAACCCGAACGGTGTTGCCCGAGACGGAGCCCTTGAGTTTGCCGCACCTGGGGCGCAGACTAACACGGTCTTCAATCTTCCGAAGCCTGCAACAGGAGGGTGGGTAAACCAGTTTGGTAATATCACCTCATTTGCGACTAACGGTCGGAGCGAGATGCGTCGTGTGTACTATGCGGCTTCCCGCCAAGGCAAGACCATGGGCCCAGTTGATTTGATGATGGGGGATGAAAACTCTTACCTCAATTACATTGAAGACTTGGATGACCAGGTTCGCGTAGTCAAGGTTGAGGGAGACAAAGCACCTTCTAATGTACGTCAAGGCGTTAAGTTCCTCGACGCAGACTTCTTCCTCGAAGATGCACTTGATCCAACAGCGGCTGCTTTTACTGACCCGAATGCCCGTCGCGGTGTCATCTATATGATGAAGTCTGCTGCATGGTACGCTTACACACTTGGCCATGATGCCTCAAAAGAGACGAAAGGCGACTTCGCAGTACGAGGGCCATTCCGTATCCCAGAACAAGATGTTTTCCGTTACGAAATCGTCCTGAATATGGGTATTCACACTAATCAGCTACGTTGCAACGGTGTCGTTGTCGGCGGCGGAACACCCTAATTAAGGTTTAAGGAGGATATTATGTCTGGACCAGGAACAGCAATGGGGATCAGCGTTACGCTAGTAACAGCAGATCAACAAGCACCACTCGGTTTTATTCATACTGTACCAGCAAGCGTGAGCCCAACAGGGCTTGGGCCTACCGACTGGATTTACGTTCGAGCAGATCCCGCAGGCGCAGGACTCGCATCTACGAACATCATAAGTGGTGGAAGTGGACCGGGGATTGTTGACGTCGCCGCCGCCGCCCTTACACCCGCAGCTTGTATTGGTGTAGCTCAACACGCCATTCCAGCGGGAGAGTGGGGATTTATCCTCAAGTCCGGTGTAGGTATGACGCTTGATGATGGTACCTACGGGACTCTTGGCGGGGCAGGCATCGTCTGTGGTGCCGGTGGTGCTGCAACCGAGGCAGCCGCTCTTACGGATGCGGTTATCGGCGTTGCGCTAGACTCACCCGGAGTCGGGGTTCCGGCTCTTAGTCGTATCCTGCTCTAGGTCAATTTAAGGGGGGCCACTAATGAGAGGGGAAGGGGCAGATGAATCTAAAAGATATACGCACCGCACTCTTCTCTCAGACCGACTGGGCACCTACTCAGTCGGCTGAGGCAGTTGCGCGCCTTAATGGCTTCATAAACCGGGCTTACAATGACGTTTGTCTTGAAGCCCCTTTTATGTTTTTCGAGTCCCAGGTTAAGTTTGCCACTCAACCTGATGCCGTCCCGACGTTGGTGAATGACACGATCTCTCTGACAGTCTTTGATGAAACCGCCCCGATGGTTCCTAATGAACAGAACCCCTGGGTGTTTCAGCGTGACCTCCCTATTGGCACTCCAGATGCTTTAGAGTGGCAGATAGATCGGTCTTGGGACGGTCGGACACTTGAGATTGATGTCCCTGACCCGACGACGGGAAAGGTAACGACGTATCGAAATACAATACGCGCTGTCTATAAGAACTCACTAGGGGTAGGAGAAACTGAGGTTTACCGCCTAACCGTTGTGACACCGTGGCCTTACCATAAATTCGGTACGGGCCCGTTTAAATATCGAATCTATACTGAGAAATACTACCTTCCTGATGACGTTGTTCAAGTGCGTTCAATGCGTCTGTGGCACCAGAACAGGAACTGGCCTTTAGATGTGATAGGACAGGAAGATGCCGAAGCGTATTCGTTTGCTGATACCCCCAGAGTAGTAGCGCATGGGTTACCTCGAACTATCTTTAGGCGAGAGCACTTCCAGTTACCTGGACCGGCAGTCCCTCCAGATGCAGGTTATCCTACATTGGAGTCAGGGCAGAAGTGGCTAGGACCAGAGCCCGCAGGCACGTTTGAGTATGTGATTACTTATTGCTGGGGCAAGCGGGATATTATGCTTCGTAACCCCACGATGGGTTACCACTTGGGTTATGCAGATCAGTGGGAGAATGTACAACCTGAGGGGGGCTTCCCAGGGTTTTTTACAGACCCTGCTCAGCCTATCGATGCCTCTCAAAGTCGCTTCAGAGAGCCTCTATGGGAGTCGTCTCCATCCCCTATATCTGCACAAGTAACTACATTAAATGCAATCGAAGGTGATGCCGGTGTTTTTTCACCTTCTCCTGCGATTAGACTCACGCTACCGAATATTGAGTATATGCAGGGGTTTCAAGCTCTTGGTGCTCAACGGTTTGATTCAGGCGGGGGCCCAGCAGCTACTCTCTGGCGTAGGAAGAATTGGCGTGAGAGTGGTTGGTGGGTACGCATCTATCGTCGCCGTGTAGCGGAGGATTTTAATAATTATGACGCCTTAGCTACCTCGATTGATCCAACAGGGGTAGGGACTCAAGACGGGGGGGCTGCGGTAGCTGGGTTAGCTAAGCTGGATCTGCCTTCCGCTTTCTTTTTATTGGCTGAGTACCGTATTGATGAAACAAACGCGGGTATTTTTATTGATAATGGGCGAATACTCCCAGATTATCACAGGCGGTTACGGGAGATCCATGGGTATCAAGCTGTTCAGTTTTATCCTTATCCTGATGAACGTTATGAAGTGGATGTCCGCTGTGTGCGGCGTCCTCCTAAGCTTGTCGATGATCAGGATGCCCCGTTAGTTCATGCGGAGGCTGTAGACCTCATTATTCATCGTGCTTTGATGTTTCTCTACGAGAACATGGGTAATCCACAGATGGCTCAAATGTCGAAAGTACGGTATGATGAAAACCTCCTGACGTTATCAAAACGTTTTGGAGATTTACGCCCACCGTCTGTGCCTACATTGCGTAGGTTTTCAAGAGCAAAGACATATTACGGGCAGCGTGGGCATTTAAAACAATGGTGGACAGTTAAATCTTAGGAGCGAGTAATGGATACCCCAATTATATGCGGTGGAGTTTACAGAAAAGACGTAAATGGTGTTGAATACCACGCACTCTGTACTACGACAAGAAAGAATCGAGATGGAAAGCTGACAGGCAACTTCCATGTGTTTGGTTTTGCGGTCGAAAGATTGGTAGAAGGCAGCGAACAAACGAATGCTTTTGAACTTATTTCAGCCCCTGTCATTGTAGAAAAGAAACGGAAACGTAAGGCGAGTTAGTGTCGGATGATCGTTTTAAGCAGAAAATAGGTACATTTGCGATTAGAATTGCAAGTGGTAAGCTCTTTTTGCCTGACGATGTTGCAAGTAAGGTCGAGAATTTCTACCCTACTGAAGAAGGCACTCTAAGGGCTGTAGAAGGCCCTTTACCTTATCTCCCTGATCCTATCTCGGGCGGTGCCCCCGCAGGGGCGTTAACGGCTGATATTACCGTTCCTCGTTACGGGACAATGCATGGTGTGTTCCATGCTCTTGTAGGGCGTAATGGTGAAAGAGATATTCTTCTTTGTCAAACAGGGGCTCAAATATGGGAGTTTGCCGGGTGGGATAAAGGCTGGTCACTATTAATTGGAGACTCTAGCGTTCCTTCAGGTCCCGGCGCTGCGAATGATTCGTTTGAAAATAACTTCGTACCTCAATTTCCAACACAATTTGAGTCAACTTCAACTGGCGTAATTATTGTTCCCCAAGAAGGCCGGGCGTATTTTTATGATGGGACATATATAGCTCCCTTAGGTTACTCCGAGGCCCCGTCCCCCCCTACAGGATTAGGTCCTGAAAGCCGTTTTAAATCGCCTAGTTTTGATGGAGAACAAGAGCCTCAGTTTGGTGACGTGAATTGGCTTCTAGGTGGTTATTTTGTGGGTATGGGGATAAATGACGGGGATTATGCTTATGATTCGTTAGCTGGCCGTGAGAGCGGTATGATCCGATCATTTAAGAATGGTCGATTAGGGACAGTTCGTAACCCAATTACGTGGTTATCTTCTTATCAAAAAGCTTCTACTGCCGATCCTGATTTACTAACAAATAAGATTGATTCTACAAAATCTAATGCTGTAGTCGGGGGTTGGTTAGAGGCAGGTTCCTGGCGAGCAGCGACCCAATGGATTGATCGATGGGGAAATCTATCTCCCCTATCTGGTAGGAGTGACGAAGTTACTTTTTCTTATCAGCCGTCTACTTATTGGGATTTTACTTATAAAGGACCTGTTGGCGACCCCGCAGGTATCTCGATCATTGCTAATGCTGAAGATGTTAAGAAACAGATCGCGTGGACGGGGATAGATCCAGGGCCCGAGAGAACTATCGGGAGGGTCCTTTACCGCACTAAAGATGTGCTTCATGCAGGGACCACTGATTTATTTAGGCTCCCTCAAGATGCCACCGAGTCTGCTATTGCATTTGCGACACTGCCTGACAATATCTCAAGTGTCTACCCTGATAATATCCCTGATGGGTGGCTTGTCCGACGTGCGACGGAGATTGTCCCTGTACCCCAGTTTAAGTTATGTAGAGTGGCCTTTGGTCGGTTGTGGATAGCAAACACTTCGTCTGCCCCTGGACTTGTAAGACCCTCGTTACCTGGCAGGTGGGGGACCTTTCCTGCAAACCAGGAGCTTTTTCCAGATCCTAGTGGGGACGAGATTACGGGACTTTGGCGATCTGCAGTTGGACTCTTAGCTTTTACGACTAAATCTACTTTTTTAATTCTTCCTAACGATGGAGGAGATGGGTTTCGATCGTTAACGCTTAGTTCAGAGGTAGGTTGTACAGCACCTAGCTCACTTGCGACGTTAAAGGACGGTACGGTACTTTGGATGGGATATGACGGCTTCTATGCTTTTGCACCTACCGAAGATTATGCCAGAGGGGTACAAAAAGTCTCAATTGATATTGAGTTGTTTATCCGAAGGGTAACTCATGCTCGAAGGAAGCAAGCTACAGCAGCAGTAGATACGGCTACTAATGAATATCGATGTTGGGTGTCTTTAGATGGGAGTCGTACAAATAACTTCTGTTTTATTTATGATGGTCAAGGGTGGCGTAGTCGGACAGATATTAAAGCTACTGCAGTATGTACCACTAAAGATCACCGTAATTACTTTATCGTAGCAGGGGAAAGCAACGCAAGACCTGGGGTGTGGCTGTTAGATCATGCGCAAGGAAGGTATTTACCTGCAGAGGTCACTTCCCGAGAAGCTGTCTTAGAAACAGCGTGGCTGTCTACACCTGTTTCTCAAGAACGCCGTACAGCGTATGTATTGTATTTATGGTTGCGAGAGTCGTCGAATAGTACAGTTACTATTGAAGTTATGCGGGATTGGCGTAATACTATCGTAGAAACAACTTCAGCTAAACGGTTTGCTGGGGATGACATCCCTGAGTTTTGGGGCACAACTGCTTTAGGAGACGGGAAGTCGTGGCAGAAAAAGCGGCCTTATTGGACCCGTGCGGCGATTTATGTTCCATCGGCAGAGGTGTTTAAGTTTCGTATCCGAGGTGCCGGTCAATGGGAATTCGTAGGGATTCAATTAGATGAAGCAGACCGAGGTGCCGGTGGCGCCCGTATTCCACCATAGGAGAGAGCTATGGGATGGCGTTTCCCAAAACACTTATTAACTAATCCTCAAGTTATTGAAATAGATGACGTGAATGAGGACTTCCGTGCATTTGTAGAAGAAGCTTCAGGAGCATTGAACGAGCATAACTGGAGACGGGATGCCTTCAACACACGGGAGATGCTAGCTGACGATGCCGCAGTAGTGCTCCATACTACTTCAGTAGAGTCTGATCCTAATATAGATCCCACGGTAGCCCTCAATACAATGTTTCCTACCCAGGATGTAGACTGGGAGACGATTGATGACTTGGAGGTAACGTTCAACACTACCGGGGGGACTTATTGGATCTTAATGTCTTTACAGGCAAGTGCCCCTTTTCTACGTCCTACATTTCTTGCGAATGGAAATGGGAGGTGGGGGTTACAATTTGCTCTTAGCTTAAATGAAGCGGTACTCGCCCAGTCGATTGTAGGGAGTGGAGATCTCCCTAATGATGCGATGGCGACTTTTAGGACGCCTTCACCTCCAGACGTAGGGTTTTTTACTATCAACAGTCCAGGCATTACGTCGCGGTTTTTTAGTTTAACGAGCGAGGCAGTTGTAGAAATTCCTCCAGGTAGGCATACTATACGCGGGTTAGTTACGCCTCCAAAGGCAACTGATTCAGATCATGTCTATACTCCAAGTGAATTTACCAAATGGTTAGGTACACGAGAATTAATCTTAATTGAACTTCTGAGATAATTATGCCCGAGATTGAATATGTTTACCTACCCGAGGGCGAAGCTTTTGACGCAGACTCCTTAAACACTCGTTTTACGACAGTGTTAGATGGGGTCAATGGGTTGGTGGCTTACTCTTCTCAACGAGGGGCTTTTAGTGATCAACATCTTGCGAGTAGTATTATCGCAGACGAAGAATTCCCTTCTTTAACTCAAGACATTGGGGATAACTCCCACTCTTATACAACGGTCTACACAACATGGGGAGGTAATGGTGTCTTTCCTGGTGTCGGTGATACAGATCGAGAGTTAATCACTGGAGGGGTGGGAGATCGTTTAGAAGTCATCCTCACAAACCCAATTCAACTAGGTATGCACCAAACAGATCTAATTGCCGGGGTCTTAGTTTTACTTAACGTAAACTTTATTACTGCAATTGCTGTTGATCCTGAACTAGATCAACATCCTGATTTAGGTGCAATGATCTGCCTTCAATGGACACCGGATAATGTAAATTGGTTTACGTTTCGTAAGACCGAGAGGTTTCAGTGGGGAAGGACGTTAGCCGCAGAATATTCTACTACAGTACCTGACTTAAACACTTCGGGTACGATGACGGGTCCTGACGAAGATGATATTCGTATCTTACAAGATATTAGTTTACGCACTTTAATTCTTCCTGAAGATTTAGATGATGATCAAACTATCAGAGGATTTAGAGCAGCGACAGCGGTTTGGAGCCCTTTTGGTGTACCAGCAAATGCTGTTATTCAGTTACGCGAGGCAAATTTAACTTTAATGCCTCTTCATGCAGGGGTATAAATGCCTTTTGTTACTCTTCAAAATTATCCTTACGTTGATGGGACTACCCCAAATGGGGGGGATATTAGTCAAGATCTCTATGATCCTGCAGCCCCCGCCAGTTCTTTTGAAATAATAAATGGTAGCCTTGATAATGTAAATGCTGATGCTTCGTGGCCTAAGATCCTCCAGCGTCAGATTCAAGAGGAGACGTTTACTTCTGCAGGAGCAACTGCTGGCACAGCTAATTTAGATTGGTTTGCGGAACAATGGTTCCCTGGAGTGGAACTTACAGGCTCTCAAAGCCCTGGAATAATCGATGAAAAGAACTATCAAGCTATACCGGGAGCAAACAAGACATTTTATCTACCTTGGGATGCTGTTGTTATCTGTACATGGAGTGTGGTCTTTGGGGGGGAGCTTTGGGACAATACTTATCCGGCTTCTATTGTGTGTGTTCTTGATGGGACTTTTAATCACGATCGTGGGCAAGCGCGGCAATTAGGTCGGTCGATGTGGCGGGCTACAGAAGAGCAGACGTTTGGCCACTGGGGAGAGATTAAGAACCGCCATTGGAATGGTCATGTCACCGGAAATTTACCTAAGGGCTGGCATACAATCGGTCTTCATCTAATTGCTGATGGGACCCATGTAGGTGATTCAAGTACACTCCATATATTCCCGGGGATTGAAGACCCTCCACTCCCAGCCCCTCCTATACAGGGTGCACATGACACCCCCTTAAGAGAGCGGCCTGTTTGTCGTCAGGTTAGAACTTGGGTAAGATCGTTTAAACACATTGCTTTTAGAAAATCGGGGTAAATAATGGCGTCACTTGCAGAGAGACTAGCGGCTCAACATGCGGCTAAAAAAGCACAAGCTGCCCCGGCACCAGCCCCAGCCCCAGCACCGGCACCTGTCCAAGCTGCCCCGGCACCGGCACCTATTGAACAGGAAGCTGCACCAGTTGAGACTGCACCGCCTGAAGCGCAATTTGACCCGGCAATTGCCCAGACGCTGCAGTCTACTCCTGAATTAGCTGCAGCAAAAGCTATCTATGGCCCAGATGTGACACCTGCAGATATAGAAGCCTTAGAATTTTTTAAGCAAAACCCCAGTTTAAGTCCTTTTGGTCCAGGCCAAATGACAGGTGAAGCTGCAGACTTACCGATACTACGAGCGCGCTTTGAGGAGATTAATAGGGTCCCTCCATTACCCAGAAGTCACACTCAACCTACGCGGCAAGCTGCCGCCGAGAAGATTGTTCAAGCTTACGAGGATGCGGGGCTTAGTCGGGGTGATATACCACGAGAATACTTTAAACCAACCATTGTAACTGACTTTATGGATCAGGCGACCAGAGCTTCGGGGCCATATGGGCAGGCTATTACCCAGGGCCCTACTAGGGCGTGGCCCTCAATAGGACCTGCTGCTGCTACTTGGGAGACGATTCTTCAACGTGTGATCGACGAGGATATAGCGAATAAAAGCACTATTCCAGGGGAGGCTTACCTTGGTCGGAGTACCCCCGAGGTGCAACCGCAGTCTACTCATTGGCCCGCTGCCTCAGCCCCTGGTCCAAAAGCCTCTTGGCTTGAGAATGCAAAAGAGGGTGCAGGGGACTTGGGAAAATGGTTCTTGACTGGACGCCACCCGACAATGGCAACTACACAGGAAGAGTGGCCACGCTCTTCAGAAGATGTACAGGATGAGTTACGTGACTTACCTCGATATCCTTCTTATGGGCGCTCAGCACCTTATCAACCTGAAGTAGACTCTGAAGATCCTACTTCTTGGAAGCCGCACTTTTCACCCGAGGCAATTCAAGCTAAGGCAGCAGAAAAACTCGATGCCTTGAACCGCAGCCGACGACAAGCACTCGAAGCCGAGCGTGATATACTTCAGGAAGAAGAAGCCAGACGGGCGGCAGCGAGGGGATTACAATGAGTATCGGTGTACAAAAGTATCAGATGGGCAATTTTGGGGGCATGGCTGCTCCTAAGAGAGCTAAGCAGGCATTACTCGGAGATGTACAACGGCTGGCCGAGAGCCCACAAGAAGCTGGGTTAACGTCTTCAGAACGAGAGCAGATGGCTGAGGAGGCTGCTCGTGCAGCAGGAGCCCAGTCACAAGCTATTTCTACAGACTTAGCCCAAGCAGGGCTAGGTAGTGGGTGGAGCGGTCAGATGGCCGAGACGGCGCGTCAGGCGGCTGGGGGCGTTCAAAACGCTGTAGCTGCTGCGTCTTCAGATGCCTATAAGTACAGCAACCAAGTTGCAAGACAATTCGCTCAGGATACGCGGGCTCGTTTAGAAGCTCAGCAAGAAAGGGCCCGTCAAAATGCCCAGTTTTGGTCCCAACAAGGTATTAATTTAGCTGAGATGGTCCCTTCTCTTATAGGTTTAGGGTAAGACAGTTAAGCGAGAATAATCATGGCAGAAGAAATTTATGGTGCAGAGGATTTTAACACTTCGGGTCTTACCGAGAGTGAGAAACGTAACCTTTATGAAATGATCCGAATGTTTCGCGCTACTCGACGAGGGCAGACGTGGGATAAAATTAGAGGGGGGCTTCAAGCAAGTCTTGCTATTGCTGGTGGAGAAGACCCCTATGCTGCAGAGCAAAAGTATCACCCGCAATATGGGATGTCACTTGAAGAGAAGCAGTATTACAGTGATGAAGCGGAGGACATGCTACGGATCGCGGCTGACCTCGAAGGGAAGAAGATCACTTCGATGGGAAAAATCATCGAGATGAAGGCAAAGCTTCAGACTCAGATGACCGAGATACTCAAAAGTGTAGTGGCCGGGGAGTATGCACTAGCAGGGTCTAAGTCTACGGCAAAAATGGGTGCTATGGGACGTATTATCCAAGAACAACAAGACCTCGTAAAGCAACAAGAAGCTCAATATTTAGAGCCAGGCGATCCCGCACGGATCGAGTCAGACATGGCAGAGTTTCTTACGACTAATTTAGGTGAGGCTACGGTCGATGCAGAAACACAGATCAAAGGTAGCCCGCAGTTCTGGCAAGGACTCAACGCCTTAGTCTCTGGGTATGGTACTCCTGCAGATAAAAAAGCTGCAGTTGAGAGGGCAGTCGCTGGGATAAATGCTTTTGAGAATGTAGCAGACTTCCGCCATGCAGCAAAAGGGTGGGTAGCACAAGGAGATCAGAACGCTACAAACGTATTAAAAATGTATGATGACGCGGCTAAAGATAGACTTAAAGCCCTCGTTCGGTTAGATGCAGCATATACTAAAATCAATAAAGACTCTCAAAAAGAGTTAGCTGCTGCAGGCGTTAGGCCAAGTCTCATGCGGGGGATCTCCGATGCGATCGAAGCGGTCGGGGCGTTATCTACAGACCCTAAGACTCAAGAGGCTTTAACTAACCTAATCAAGCAGATAGATAAGCCGTCGAAAGTTGGTAAGACTTCGTATGATCAAGCATTAAAATACCTAGAGATCCTAAATTCTGACTCGGATGACCCCCCGATTAAACGTGCTAGGGAAGCCCTCTTCGCGCAAGATACTTTCAAGAAGTACACTTCTAATGTCACAGGAGTTCGCCCAGAAAAGTTACAGCACACTGATTTAAGAATAGGCCTTAGAGAACTTTTACTAGAGCAACGAGAGGAGTCGGGAAGCAGCAAGGCTGAAAGCTCTGCGAATGCACATAAATATCGAGCACGACGCCACGCTGGGCTAGAGTATGACGAGAAAGATGATGTGGTGCTTCCCGAAGAAGCCTCAAAGAAAGCCCCCTCTGATTCTGCTGTAATCGCCCAGCCTCCTGCTGTAACAGATCAGTCTCCTGAAGATATTACTGCTTACGAAGCAGTACCTAGAACTCCTCCCCCACCTGAAGAGGTAACCCCCTTCCCCCCTTCGGAAGATGTACGCAATGTTCTTTTAGATGGGAAGCAGGTTACGCTTACAATGGCGGAAGACGCATCCAGAGGGATTTTTGTCACTGTCTCCTCTGAAGGTGCAGAGGATGAAATTGTCACACTTGAGGATGGGGAAAGGCTTGGTCAGATCCTAGAAGCTTGGGAGACGGCCCCTGCTGAAACTGCTACGGAACCGCCTACTGGGGATGCAGTAGATGTAGCTGCCCCTCCTGAAGCTACCCCTCCTGAAGCTGCACTGCAGGGAGTAGAAGGGCTTTCTGAAGAGGAAATGGAAGAGTGGTTGAATTCAGGTGGCTACTATGACATGACTGCGGGTGAGTTTACTAAGAAAGAAGAGCATACTTTAGCAGGAGAAGAAGGTTTAGAGCGCGGGGAAGGACCGACTAGAAAACAGATCGGTAAGAAAGCTAAAAAAGAAGACCGTGAAGAGGCTCGTGGAGCTAAGAAAGCAGCTAAAGCTGCAGAAAAAGAATTTGCTCAATCTCCGATTACAACTGGTGCTCCTATTCTAGCTGATATTAAATCTCGCCAAGAAGGGGTGCCAGCAGCAGGGGGAGCTTTTGGGACACAACAAGTCGAGCAAGGTCTTGCGCAAGCTCCTCAAGGGGTGGCTGGGTCACAAGACGCTGCAAGAGAGATGATTTTAAATATTCTAACGGGTAAGACAGGAAAACAGCCCTCTGCTTATGGCGCTGATTTAATTCGTAGGCGGTTACAGGAACAAGAGGTGTCTGCTGGCACCACTACATAAGAAGGGCGTAAACGATGGCAGAGCCACTAGAGGGGACACCTGAACCTTCACAACAGATAGACCTCGACTATATTACGAAAGAGCAGAATAAAGCTACTAAAGTTAGGCAAGAGGCTGAGAAGTATAAACCTGGACGAGACCAAGCATTAAAGTCTTTACAGTCGTTGGCGGGTCCATTGACCGGCACAAGGTCTTCTGACGAGATGGCGGATTACTTAAGGGCAGAGGCGGTTAAAGATGCCCCGAATAAACGCCTCCTAGTTAGCCCTGAAGCAAGTAGGTTTTTCAACTATGAGGCCAGAAGTGCTTTCGGGTATGAGCCAAAAGTTGACGCCCCTATCTATAACTTAGACGCTTATCGAGAAGGCTTGAAGAGATCGGAAGAGCTTAAACAGGCTACGATTGATTATGAAAGCAGCCTAAAGAGTAACACTACTCCACCCGATCTCGCATATATTGGAATAACGTCTGACCCTTTAAAAGAAGGGGAGAAGGCCCCTCTTGTATTGATTCCGAAGTGGAAGAATCCTGAAGAGAGCCAGCAGTATTCTTTAGATAAATTTAGTTCATATAGTGCTGGTACACCGCGTGGGGCTTTAGCGGGGGTAGAAGTTCCTGAAGAATTACGTGCATTACAGCAACGCACCTTAAAGTTGTCGGACGAGGAGCTAAAAGCGGTAGGGGCAGATGAACTGTTGACCTATCGTGATCGGTCGCGTGCGACGATGGTGAACTTCGATAGTACGTTTATGGGTAACCGTTACCGTCCTGACGAGGTATTGGTTTACCTAGCTCCTGTTTCTGGGCAACGGTATGCAGTTAACCTCAAAGCTTATGAGGACGACTTTTATGCTGCTTATACAGAGATTCTTGCTCAAGAAGCAGGTTTCCGGTCTTTAGGGGAGGCTCTCCCTGGGCTCGGTGGGGGGTTGTCTGATAAAGAGTTTCAAGCTCTTCTGAAGGAAGCTCGTGCAAAAGCTCAGTCAGATACAGGGTTCTTACAGCAGCGGGGGCGCCCAGGGGCCTTATATGTTGACGACCCGAATAAACTCGCAAGAGATATTGTAAAAGGGGAGGACCCTCTTGCTTCTCTTCCAACAAGCTCTGCGACGGTTTTTGCTCCCTTAAAGATGTTCGGAGAGAAGGGCGATGCACTTTATGAGCAGATACTAAAACAGCGCGGACCTTGGGCGTCTCTCTTTTATCCCCATTCTGCAAGGGCGTTCAATCATGGGACGTTGTTTTATGCAGATCAAGTAGAGGATATAAACCCAGGGGTCTTACATTGGCTGGCTTCTATTGCCGGTTCAACTGTTCTAGGGTCTTATATCTTTGGACCGGAAGACCTAATTTATGGGAGCACTGAACATATAAAGCGTGCGCGTCATTACAATTTTGTTGAAGACCTTGGAAAAGTAGGGACTGGGATAGCAGATCAACTGACAAAGTGGGGAGCACCAGAGTTCTTAGAGGGACCTGTAATGGCTGCAGGGACGACCGCAGCGATTATTACGATGTTGTTTGAGCCTGACCCGATTACTCTTGCAGCGATGCCTTGGTCGGCTGCAGGCAAAGCTACCAAGTTAGCAGGGCGAGGGGCCTTAAAAGGGCTTACAGGCGCAGAGAGAGCTTCAGAAGCTTTTGATATGATGCGGGGGGCACAGTACCACCGCTTAATTGAGGAAGTAGAAGGGAAGTTAGCCACGGGAGAGATCGCTAAGTTTAATGATATACCTAAGTATTTTAGGCAAGAAGGTGCTCCAGAGCTTGCTGATATGTATGAGATCCTTCTACTTAACCGCACAACAGCGATTAGGGGCGGCCATGCTGAAAAGAAGAAGTACAGTGACACATTAGATGCTAGCCGAAATAATTTAGAGGCGCTCCGTACTGAGATTACCGGGCTAGAGACAACCATTCAACAAGAGACTCAAGCTTATATCCAGCATTTTGGACACCACCCTAAGGGTAAAGCTGCCACGCCTGCTCAGCACCAACTTGCAAGAGCGAAACAAGCGGAGTTTTTAGAAGAGTCTACCCAAGCATATGCAGCTAAAGCTGAAGCTGAGTTTAAGTTACGCCAAGCAGCAGCAGTCCGAGGCGTACAGTGGAAGACTTCTTTAGGGCTCGAAGATCAGCATGAAGCTTTACTTAAAAGTATTGAAGTAGGGAGAGAGGCATTCCACAGGTTACAAGCTAATTTAGATAAGATTGATCAACTGTTAGCTCGGAAGACTTTGCTTCAATCTTATACAAAATTAACGACGGCACAGGCGGAAGAAGCAGCTTCTATTGAATTACTGCTCGGAAAACTTGCCGAGGCGAATACTGCCGATCGTGCGCTGGCACGAGGGGCTTTCGTTGATGGGACTATTGAAGCGCTCTATCGGAACTATAAAGCGGCTGAAGAAGTTTATGACGCCAAAGTCATTAAGCTTGCTAAGTCTCTGCCACCAAAAGACTTGACTTCAGGAGCGGTTACCGCTGCAGGTGTAGTTGTTGCGACAGCTAAAAAGCTCCGTGGGTATGAGAAAAAACTAGCCAAAGCTAAGACGGAGAAGACTCGGTTAGCCCACAAAGCAAATATTGCAGCGACGAAAGACATACTTAAGCAGGACATTCAAGACTTTCTAACTGCTTCTTTTGACGTCGGGAAAGGGAAACGTCCTATTTCTTTAGGTCCAAAAGGTAAGGGACTTAATCAGCGGTTGCGTAGCCTTCTACAGAAAGAGGCCCACGTAAAAGTAATCTCTGATATTGCTCAAAGCACCTCTCCCGTATTAAAAACGCTTAAAAACTCAATTCAAGCCTATCGCTCCTTACTCAAGACACCTACAGCAGACTTGAAAGCCTTAGATACGCCCCCTGAGTTAATGAAGTTCTTAAAGCCTGACTTATCAGACCCCCAGAACCCTAAGATTATCCTAGACCAAGATGCATACCGGAATGCTTTGAACACGCGGTACGTTCAAAGCGGAGAAGAAGGAGTTAATAAACTTTTTGGGAACTTAATGACTCAACGAGATGACTTTAGGCGGCTGATGACGGGTCCTGCAGCTAAAGCTGTCCCGGTTTCTCGCGCTGATGTACTGCGTTTAGGTCAGATGGAACGCCTTTTAATTCAAGCTTCCAGGGATGAAAAGCTACAAGAAAGCTCAAAAGCTCTCGCGATGATTAATCTCTGGAAGAGCCCCGAGTTTAGTTCTTCAAATCTTTTAGGGATGAATGGTACTGACCCTGTAGCTTGGATAAAAAGGTTCGTAAAAACAGAAGGAAGAGCCCCCGTCACATTTAGAGGTGCAAGTCAATTTGCGACAGAAGCCGGTGTACGTCTTCATCGTGGGGCGACCAAAGTTGTTAGGGCAATAGATCCTACTGCACACCGAACAGCGCCTTTAGCTCGCAATATTCAAGAAGCTTCGCTAATTGCTGTGAGTCGTCAGACAAGAGCTAACGAAGAGATGACGTTACTCTTTGATCAATGGGTGAGGAAAGGCGATAAAATTGCAGATAATGTCGTTGAATTTCTTACAACAAATAGGGTATTTAACTTAGAGTTTAAAGGTCAGAAGGTAGTTGGTAAGGATGGGTTAGGCGCGGGAGGGGTCGCGGTAACAAACCAAAGTGGGCGTACTCCGTGGGAGAAATTTAGTTCTTACATACTTGAACTGCCCGACGATGCCGCTCAAGCTAATTATGCTTTAACTGCGGCTGCTCACGCATTCCTTCCGCGTGCAACTGATGCTAATACGATTGGGCCTCAAATAATCGGTGCGGCACTAAAGTCCTTAAAGACTAATGGTAGTTTTGAACATTTTATTAATGCAATTAAAGTTCAGACAAAGGCAGCGTTAGGTCAGGCGGGGCACCTAGAGGATGTGGACAGGGCCTATGCTTTTATTGCTAAAGGGGTTTTACACGGGTCTGTTGTCGAAGACTTCCTCTATGATCTAAGCCGAGCCGCAGGGCCTGCGATGACCGAATCATCTGCCTTAGCTGCGAATGCGATCCTCACTCAGGTAAGGGGCGATGTAGTTAGAGAAGGTGGCAGTATTGTTAAATCAACAGCGACGGCGAGCGAGAAGGCTTTAGACAACTTTACTGCAAGATCGGTAGCTGCAGAGTATGGTTTTGACCCTACCACTGCGTTTCACGCCATGAACCAGTGGGGACAGAAGTTTGCCGCACCGCAGTTTACTTCTATTTCAAGAAATCTCTCTCAGTTAGGGAATCTGACAACTGAGTTAGCTCAAGTCACTAAATCATCTGACCCTTTAAAAGCTCAGTTTGCTTCTCATGCACTGATTAAACAAATTGAAGAAGCAGCAGGTAATATTAGTAAAAGCCTAGATGCGATAGTTCCTACCGATAGTAACCTTGAAAAAGCTCTAGGGGCTTTCGATGCGTGGCTTCGATGGTGGCGTAAGTCTGTCATTATGGGGGTGGCTTTCCCCCGTGCAGCTTATTTCTCTAACCAAATTGCAGGGGACTTTTCTCAGTTATGGATGACTGAAAGCTTGATGTCCATTCGGAAAGTACAACTTGGGAAAGATAAGGGTAAGCTCTATGCTACTGGTGCCGCACCTCTAATCTTTCAGAATGCCTTTACTTATATCCCTCACTTCGGTAACTGGACTGCGGATTATCTGGCTGAGATGGCTAAATCTGCTTCTAAAAGTGGTAAACGCCCTTGGCTTACTACACCTCTCAACGCGTTGTTTAATGGGCACGTAGCTCAAGTTTATCGCATGTCAGACGAGTTCGCAGAGACTCCTGAAGGGATGCGCACGTACAAACAGCTTATGTCAGATGCTGCTGAAGATGGTGTCTTCGACAGTATGATGACCGAAGACCTGTATAAAATGATGGGAGATCTGTCTAAAGACCCCCCTTCGTTGTGGTCTAGGATGGAAACTGGGCCAAAGCTTGTTGAGGATTATAGCCGGTACTGGGGCGATATGATTACAACGATTCAAGGTAGACAACGGATGGCGTTGTACCTTGAGTACCGATTAATGAGAGGGGAGAGTCGGACGGCTTCCAAGCAGGCCGTTCACAATTCTTTTTATGATTGGCGCTATGGAGTGACCGAATGGGAGATGAAAACGATCGGAAAGCTTATTGCTTTCTACCCATTTTTTAGGTTAGCCGGTAAACAGATGGGGAGAGCATTACTAGAACCCTTCACGGAACCGCTAGCTTCTTCCGCTCGAAAAGCATTGACCGGGCAGACGCAGATCGCCCGTGTGCGTGCCCAAGCAAATATCGTAAACACTGCCCCTAACTACATCTGGGGGGAAGATCAGGACCAAGCCCTTTCTGAGTGGGAAATAACTCAAGAAGCGCAGCGAGGCAGTAAGCCCTGGTACTTAGGTGCTCGACCATATCTTTCAAATGATTTAATGGATGCAGAGACGCGGCGTTATTATAAACAGCGGCATGGGAGAGAGTATTCGCACGTAGTTACGACGATGCCGATGTGGACCGCTCTTGATATGATGGATTTATACCACCAGTTATTTACTGGGATCGGTGGCTTTATGCTAGCTGCAGGGACAAAAGGCCAAATTCGCCCTACCGCAGATAATAGCGCAGAGATAGAGCGCAGGGCCACTGATTTTATGTTTCCAGTCATAAAAGAGGGCGTTCAAGGCATACTTGGTACTGTGACCCCACACCAAAATGTTTTAGGGAAAAGGTTACGTCCAGGCGAAACGGACGTATACAACATTTATGCAAACGCACCTTTAATCGGGGAGTTTATTGAGCCGATCCCAGGAGAGAATGGTTACTATGTAAATGCTCGCACAGTCAATATGTTGCGTAACTTCCCTATTGTAGGCACTGAGTTCCCTAAACTTTATAGCCAAATATATGGAGCGAACCCTGGGTGGGAAAAAGATACTAGGGCAGCCATGTCCCATATGTTAAGGGAGTGGACGAATATTGCACGGCAAATGCCATACTCCCCCGAGCAAGACTTGGAATACACTCGTAAAGATATTCAAGCAGGGTTTAAAGAACATCGTCGTGCTTTGCAGTCGCGTGTAAAAAGTCGGGGGGGACCAGTAAAAAGGTTTACTGAAGAAGAAGACTAATAATTAAAGAACTTTAATTAAGTTTATGTTACACTTATCCCGACATAAGGCTAGCTTACCGAAGAGGTAAGTAACCCTCCCTGAAGATAGGGCGTCGGTTCTTGGAGAAAGATAGTGCCAAATATCAAGCAAAATGCGATTAACCCTGCTGTAGACGAGCCTTTGGGCCAAGGTATCTTAGCCCATGCCGGTGCTGACATCAGTGCTGATATGATCGTGGGGGTGAATAGTCAATTCGGTGCTCACCTAGAGGTAGTTCCTGCGATGCAAATGTCGGGTGGCTCCATCCCTGGGTTCAACAACCTGTATGTCGCACGACACAGCGCCTCAGCAGGCGAGTACGTTGTTATCCTTCCCTGGAAAACAGTTCAGGTGACCCGAGAGAGCCTTGACCCTTCAGCCAAGATCCCAGGGGCGGTCCCGCTTAGTCACGTCTTCTTGGACCCCAATACTAATCTTTACACTAGCGACCTAGACCTTATCTACGACTTTTACGCAGGAGGTTACCCCCTCGTCTTAGTCGTTGGGGGTGTTATCGACCAAGGGGATGCTACGCTTCCTCCAGCAGAACGTATTGTGACTCTCCAGGCGAACCCTGCGGGTAAACTTAATGGTACGGGACAGCAGCTTTTTGAGAAATCCGTCACATTGCCTGCGGGAGTGACTTCTTTAGCTTGGCCCATGACCGGTGTATCTGCCGAGGCCAAGGCCGCAATCGTCTCTAACTTCTTTATCGTGGCCTCGGTCGACCGCGACGATACGGGGAGTTCTATTGGCGCTCTTCTTAGTGCTACACTCTGGCCCTCGGCACCAGGTGTGTATGATACAGTTCAACTACGGTGGGAAGCCGCAGGTACGGCTGGGGATGGCCGACTTACCATACAATGCTTCTGGCCGATGATTTAGGGGGCCTTATGCTGAAGAAAACTAAAGATGCTCAAGGCCGTTGGAAATATTCATTCGGTGATCTGCCTGTAGCAACAGGCCCTGCTCCTGCGGATAACCCTGTGGAAGCTTTGGACCTAGATAATATCGTGAAGACAATTTCAGCCATGAAAAAGTGGCTAAAGACAGGACCTCCCGAGAAGGATGTCCAGTTCGTAGTTGAGTATGAAACAGCAAATGCTAATCGCACTAGCGCAGTTGGGGAAAGCGGCTGCTTAACCCTTTATCTTGAAGGAGAATAGTTGTGGGTAACTTAAAGAATAAATGGGTTAAGCCAGGTGGTGGTTTCAACTACACGGAAGCGGTGAAGGTATACAACTCATCGACCACGGTGACCATCGACACAAATGACATCCTTGTCATTGACGGTGTGACTGGGGGCATGGGCACCGTAGCCCTGGCTGACGCCAGCACTCCTCGCGGTGCGGACGGTCGGTTGCTTATTGCTAAGCACGCTATCCCGCCCGAATCTTACGGTGTAGCATTGCCCTGGAAGATTGTAGAGGGGGTCGACGTGGCTACTGTAGACAGTGGCGCACAAGGTGGCTTCGGGGATCTCTGGATCGTGGGCGCTGCGGGTGTCGTTGCTGGCGGTGACGCAGGGAAGCTCTATGACGCTTCGGTAACTGCTCCTGAAGCTGCGGCAATTATCGCAGATGCCACCGCTATCGTGCGTCCAATGGCTAAGACAATTAAAACAACTTCAGCCCCTGGTGTAGCTGACGGCGCTCTGCTCGTATCGCTTACAACACCACTCTAGGAGAGCCTTATGGCACAGTATTTACGTGCAGTAAAGAGGCACCAGCAGGTAGTCTTTGTGATCGACGCTGTGGCCGGTGTGCAATGGCTGACGCCACTCCCCTTGTTTGATCTCAGTATCCGAGGGGAGATCCGTCATGTGAAGTGTCGACTAGAAGCCGGGGGACCTGCGGGGAGCACCATTAACCTCTATGTGGCAGATAAGTCCCTCTCTCCGATGGCAAGTACGCCTAAGGACGAGGACGTCTTCTATGCAAACACTGGGGCAGCGTTAACCGCGTCTGCTACTGCCGCTTCTATTGCAGACAACCCTGCTGCAACTGGGGGCGCTATGTACGAGGTAGCCCCCATTGCCCCGGCAGAGATCGGTATAGACAGTAACCTAGCTGCAGGCATTATGCTCGATACCGTAGCCGGAGGTATCCACACCCTACTTGTTGACGTTTGGGCTGAAGTACAGCTTTAGGAGAGCCTCATGGCACAAGATTGGCCCCCACCAGTTGGGACCCCTTTCCCGATGATTCGTGCTCGTTGGTATGACCAGAGCACTGCCGGTGTTTACGATCCAGCAAGTAACACGCCAATCCCAATAGGGATCCGGTACGTTCTGGCGCCGTTTAACAACTGGTCGTCGCGAAATATCCTCTATCGCCGGATTGGTTTTGACGTAGATACCGCCCCGTCTTCAGACATCGATATGCATTTTGCAATTTACGCTGACGACAACGGTCAGCCGACAAGAAAACTAGCGGAGGTTAGTCACACTCAGGCTGCCGCTACCCCCACTGGTCCCGTAGAGATCGACTTGGGTGCGGTCATCCCACCAGGTCTCCATTGGTTATGCGTCGTCTGGGATAATTCAGCATCCACAGGGATGAGGGTAGGAGGCTGGGATTCCGGCAGCGCAACCGAAGGTTTCAGCTTGCTCGGTGACGACAGCCCGGCGGGTTCTACTTCAATCCCAAAACGGTGGGGATGGTGGTCGGGGCTCATAGTAGCTTTCCCGCCATCGTTGCCGAATAACCTAAGCGCGATAACGCTAACACCGACGGATAGAGTACCCCGGATCTGTTTGCAAGTAGGTTAGAATAATGGATTTAATCTTAACTTCTGAGGTAGGCTTATGAATTGGCCCCCATCCCCTGGCGGTGACTCGGTTGAATCGCTGGCTTTAGATCGTAGTGCTGCCGACTTTTCTGCGGCAGGTACCATAGCTGCTGCAGCAGGCGTGGGCTCTACGTTAGGCTTTACACCGGATGTAAACGGTGCGTATACAATTCAACTAGATGTAGGAGGGGACACTACTAACGCCAACTGTGTAGTAAGTGCGTCCACCTCAGCTTCCTCTAGCTTTACGTTCCAAGGCTATAACTTTCAGGGAGTAACCCCATGCTTTTAACACCGGAAGAACGCCGTTCCTTAGGGAAGGAGGAGCGTAAGGCCCTTCGCGCTGAGCGCCGTGCGCAACGCAGAGAAGAGCGTGGCCCTTTCTTGGGGATTAAGCTGGAGGTGCTTGAGCCTTTAGCAGAAGACCTGATCTTGGAGATCGTGGCTGATGCTATCCCAGGCGAAGAGAAGATGGGTGAAGTACTCGAAGGGCTAGCCCAAGAAGCCGACACCTTCCTGAAATGGCACGGACTCCCACCTTGGTTGAGTCTACCCCTAGAAGCTGTCGATGGACTGCTCCTCGAAGCTATCGCACGTAGCACACTAGAGCCTCTAGTCCAGCGGGTGTACAATAAACTAAAAGAGGCCGGTAAGCTGGAGGGGTGATGCCCGTATCAAGTAAAAAAGTTTCTGCACGCACGTCAGCCGTCAAGAAGCGTTTAGGTAAAAGAAATTATAAAGAAGAATATCGAAAGTACGCCTCTTCCGATGAAGATAAAGAGTACCGGGCAGATCTTCAGCGGTACAACCGCAAAGCTATTCGTGAAGGTCGAGCAGTAAAAGGGGATAATAAAGACGCCTCTCATCGAGATACGGATGGTGACGGTGATGAAGAGATCGCGGGGTTTGAGCCTCGGAGCAAGAACCGAGCAAGAAAGAACCGCGCAAGAAAATGAACCTACCTACACTTGATAACGTACAAGAAACAATGGTACATAAGGGATATGCTTGGTTCTGCCGCCCAGAGTCGATTAACCTCGTAGGAGTTAGGCATCCTGACCCTCTCTCAAACAGCTTCAACGACTGGATGACTTGTACTTGGTGCGACGAGTGGGGGCACTGGACCTTCCGCCGTTGGCCCTGCACTACAGACCCAGGGGTATACTACCGAGAAAACCCTCTCAACGTGCGAGGAAGCGCCATCGTAGTACCTGGGCAGTATCGGGGGGCCTATACACTAGGGCTACACAAGGGCTACAACGCTATTGTCCAGGCTAAGCCTATCTCTGTTTGGCGCGACAACAACAAGGACGAGATCCTTGATTGGGAGGGGAACACATCTTCCGGTGTCTACGGTATCAATATCCACAGGGCTAATGCTAACTCTACTTCTCAGAATGTAGATCGGTGGTCAGCCGGATGCCAAGTGCTCGCGAACCCGCATGACTATGCGGAGTTACTGGCTATTGTCAACAGATCTTGCTCGCGTTATGGGGCTCATTTCACGTATACTCTCCTTGAGGGTAGTGAACTATGAGCGAGTTAGACCAACATGGTCGACGGATCTCCATACTAGAGACCGATGTCAATACGTTGAAGCTCGACGTGTCTAAGATCGGTATCCAGATAGAAGTCATGGGAGACCGAGCGGAAGAGCGGCATACTGTGCTCTCCACCCAGCAGATACGCATGATGGACCTACTAGAAGAGCGGGAGAAGGACGCACGCGAATACCGTATTCGTAGAGAAGAGCTAGAGACCAAGGCACAAATCGCACATAGGCAATGGCTCAAGAGTCTCGTCAACCCTCAGACTATCGTAATCGTAGTCGCTATTGCCCTGTCTTTATTCGGAACTCGGATGGCGGACATACAGCAGGTAGCCGCTTTGATTGGCACACCTATCCCGACGCAGCTTCAGGCTCCTCAGGAGCCTCCTCGGGATCTTCCTGCGGCTCCTCAGGAGCTTCCAGTTCAATAACCTCAAGGGTGGGCTCAGCTTCTACAGCTTCCTCTACAACACAAGTAGAGAATTCGATGGTAAACCCATCACCCGCGTACATGACTCCACCCAGGGCTGCAATAGCCCCTGCGACGAGCATCTTAGGGTTCTTCAGCGTATCCAAGCTGAGCTTAGACACATCCAACTTGTCTTCTTCCGTGCTATCCGTTCCCATTGCTATACCTCTCTAAACCTTAGTTGTAGCAGGAACCTCTAGTAGAGTCAAATAGCCCCATTATCTCAGAATAGTCAAAGTGTTTCCCTAAAGCATCTTGAATATTAACTAAGTCGCCAACTAAGTCTTCTACTTCTCCTCGGTAAGTAACTGCATGGCTAGGTAACTTGATAAGATTAGAGGCGAATAAGGCTCCCTTTTTAGTAGGTTGCCACAGCCCTAAGTGTTTTCGAGTGGGGTCATCACTTATAGGGCGCTGAACAAGCCCCCACCACCGAACTGTAGGGAGTTGGTTGCTCTTTACAAGCCAGCGCGGGGCAGTTTTTGCTACGTCTACCCATGGAAGATCCGAGTTGCGCCACTCTTGAACAAGCCAGATTAAAGAGCGGGCCATCGTGGAGTTAAACTTCCGCCTATAGCGGCGTGCGTACTGGTCACAGCAAGGGCAAATGCTTCCCTCATCCAGTTGTGTATAAAGCTTTTTTCTAGCTTCATCTAAGGATTCGCTCATCTTTAGCCCCTTTTCGCTGAGTAGACTTCACCTTTGGTTTTGGTTCCCAACACTGCGGAGACTCCAATCTCGTCGAGGACTACACGCGTCCACCCGGCTGCCGGGCGCCCACGGGGCTGAAAGGGGCTTTGGATGATGGTGACGGCAGGGACCTTCTTCAGCGTCTGTACGAGCCCTTTTAGCTGTTCTAGGTCGAGGGCTTTATCGGGCATGGTCAGCACAACAAGAGCTTGGGGAGGTAACTCTTTGGCGATAGCTGAGCTAATAGCTGCTGTAAGTACAACCATTTCAGCCCCACTCAAGTGAGGTCGGATATAAGCCTCGCCATTTACCATAGCTTCTTCGTCGCTAAACCCTAATACGATGTTGTTTGAAGTGATCCGTATCCCCATATTTTCAGAGTCAACTGGTAAACATTCTGACACCTTTAAGATAATTTGAGGGGCAAGCTTGCTCACGATTTTATAGATAGCATCCATGCAATTAGATGCGATCTCTTTACAAGAGGCGGCGTTTGTTTGAGCTTCTTCATAAGCAACATGAAGAGCTTGGACTTTTGCTGAAGACGCCTCACCACCAAGCTTATCTAGGAGTGCCTGGACCTTAGCTAAGCGCCCCCCTAAGACCGCTACAGGAATATCTGGAGTACCACACACCCCACAAGTATCGAGATTGTTTTGTACTTGAAAGGTCAGCAACTGTTTGATAGCTGCTGCAGTAGCTACTTTATCAGAATGTGCTGCAAACTTGTTTGATGTCCCCCCAAGTTTCTCTAGGGCGACCTTTAAGGCCCGTGCCTCTGTCGAATGGGCAGTGGCTGCTTTACGTGAAGCCTCTTCGATCGCCAGTAGACGCTCGTGAGGAGGGATCGTAGTGCGTGAGGTGGCATGTAGGTCAGCAAATGCCCCGTAGTTCACTTCATCGAAGCCCGCACCTGCCCCGAAGTATTTAATCAGGAAGCGTGCAGTCACAGCTTTGCTACCCTTGAGAGCATTCAGCACTTCCGGCATAGGAAAATACACCTTACCCTCCAAAGGTGTATGGACAGGGCGTTTGCCTGGCTCCATCACCCACGAAGCTTTGCGTCCGTCGTTAAGCTGGACCACCGCAAATAACGTATCTTCACCTGGCCCCATTAAATCTGCTAGGATCGTGTTTGAACGAGCTTTCTCTCGTCCACCAATGTCCCGCACTTCTCCTGTCAATGCTAGCTCAACAGCATTAATGATGGCCGTTTTCCCTGAACCGTTTGGTCCCCATAAGAAAATATGTGGGGACAAGTCTGATAAGATTAGACTCCCGCTGGTTTTTATGTTTGTACTTATGTCTGTGATATAGATCGCGCTCATGATTCTCTCCTATACTTCTGCCCAGGAGTAGCCAACACTTGCATCAGCCGTAAAGGTGACAGGAATACCTGGGACTTTACGGGTTAAGCTTTGGGTGATTATCTCTTGTGCAGAGTGTGCGTTTGCTTCATCTACTTGTACTAAAACAGCGTCGTGAAGTTGATTCACTAAGCCATTCTTCTCTCTAAAATTAAAGGGTAAGTGCTTCACCATTTCAAGCATCCCTTGGGCTACGATACTAAAGCCTCCTGCTTGAACAGGGAAGTTAACGATGGCGTTAAAGTCTTCCTCATAAAAGTAACGTCGTCTACCGTTGATCGGCTCTTCGATGTACCCACTTGAGCGCCAGTGGTTAAGCTCTTTTTCCCACCATTCTTTAAACTCGGGGGCGGCTCGTAACCATCTTCGGTGTAGCGCCCGTACATCTCGTAAGTTGTAATGGGAGTACAATAGCTTCCCGTTTTGATCTTCGGCCCTCATTAATATCTCGTGGACCTTCGGTGCTGCAGCCCCGTAAAGAGACGCAAAACAAATCGTCTTAGCAAGGTCGCGTAACTTCTTAAAGTCACCTGACCCTTTCTCCATCTTATTCGTTGGGGCACCTTTCGCTTCCCAGAACTGCTTACCTAACATCATCTGACCCGTTAGATTATGAGGGTCGATCTCTTTTCTCTCAAATGCATCTAAGTAATGCTGTGCACCAGATAACG